ATGGCGGATGATGCGGATATGGCACAAGTTAGTACGGAACAGCTTTTAGATGCAAAAATTGCGTCCTGCCGGTCTAGCGCGCAAAGTGGGTCGGGCAGCGTGGAGTGTGTCGACTGTGATGAACCCATCCCTGCCGCCCGAAAAGAAGCGGTGCCGGGATGTGTGAGGTGTATTGATTGCCAGGATGAATTTGAGGAGGAGGGGGGAATCTTATGACGGCCCAGGAACTGACGGCACTCGTTAACCTTCTGGCCCTCTTTAAAAGCTATCCCATGATTCTGGCCATGATCATCTTTTTTGTTCTCCCCTGGGTTGTTGTTTTCTTCTCCTCCCGGAATGGCCTGAAGATGGCTGCAATCCATGATCAGCGCTCAATTGAGATGGTGGCCTCTATAAAGGAAAGCTTCACCAAGGTGGAAAGGGCCAATAAGGAGCGTTTTGAAGAAGTACTTTCCATGTATGAAAAAAATGTCGAGCTCGTCAAGGATTATGAAAAGGTGGCCGGTGATCTGGTTAGCGTTATTCAGCTTAATACCCAGGTATCGACAAAGCTGGCTGAAAGGATTAAGAAAAATGGGACTTGAAAGGGCGGCCATGCTGGGCCGGTTAACAGAGTTGAAGCAAGAGCGGGAAGCGCTTCTTTTACGTATCGAGGGGAATTGTACTGCTGTCAGGCAGGGGCTCAATACGGCGCTAACACCTGTAGATGATCTGGATGTCCCTGTTGTCGGCTCTCAAATGAAGGAACTGGAAGAGGCATTCATGAAGAAGATCAACGTTGATAGCCAGATAAAGCGTCTGGAAAAAGAGCTTGCCTGATGGGTAGTAAAGGCGACAGGCAGGCAAAGGAAGGGCTGGCAAAGGACCTCTATGCCGAGGGGCTTAACCTGGAAGAGATATCGGGACGCCTCGATATTTCCGTTACCTCTCTTTCCAAATGGAAGAAAGAGAGTAAATCACCGGATATGGACCTTGACGACTGGGACCTGGCCAGGCAAACGCACCGGGACTTTGTAGACGGACTAAGGAAGCTCTTCAGGGAGCAAATGGAGTATGTCCAGAAACTTCCGGCAAAGGAGCGGACGCCCTCTGATTTCGACGCCCTTTCAAAGGCGGCATCCATTGTCAGGAAGTATGAAGAGATCAGGAAGGCGGAAAAAGCGGAAAACGAGAGCGGCATTGAGATCGACAGGCCTGCGCTCTTTTTGGAAAACCTGGACTGGCTGGCAAGGACACTTAAAGACCTCGATCCGGAAGGTTTAAAGGTACTGGCAAGAAACTTTGACTGCCTCATTGTGCAGTTTAAAGCTGAGTTTAGCTCTTGAAAAGAGCTTCTACGAAACTTATGCCCTTTGGGTATAAAGCGGAGTTTAGCAGCAACTAAAAAACCATAAGGAGGTAAAAGGAAGATGATTAAAAAAACATTTAGGAGGTACAGGGTATGAAGTTCAGAAAATGGGAAGGAGGCGTTTTTTTGCTGGTAGCGCTGCTTGTCTGTCTGTCCTGGCAGCCTGTCGCGGCCAGGGAGATACAAACAGATCGGGAGGCGGCGGTCAGCTTTTCCGTTGATGACAGCGGCCCCCTTGTCTTTGCCTATACCGGGCCTGTCCTGGCATCGGCCTGCGACAAGGGTGAAGAGGCGAATTGTTCCTCATGTCATGGCGCTGGAATTGTCGAGAGTGGAGAAAGAAGGCTCCTGGTCGGCAGCAGCGGTGATGATCCGGGCGGCTGGCTAGCAAAGGAATATCCCCTTTTTTATAAAGACATTGTTGAATCAGGTGAACCGGCAGGCTCTAAGATGAGAGCTTCGCCTGTTTAATTTGATAAGCAGGTAATTTAAAAGCCCTCTTCCCGAGGGGAGAGGGCTTTTTTTAAAAAACATCTTTACTGTCTTTCCGGAAAGGACCGGGGAGAGATTAAAACTGTTTTTAACAAGCGAAAGAGGCCATGAGAAAAAGACCTAAAATTACAGAGAATAAGTTCGATAAATTTGCATCGGACCTGAAGGAGTGGATCGCCGATTCGGTAAGCCCTTTTGAAAATGATTCCCCTGAAAAGCAGGAAGCCAGGAAAGCGCGGGCCGGTGAGGACCTGCTCTTTTTTTGCAAGACCTACCTGCCTCATTACTTCCCTTCTGCATTTGGTGAGTTTCATGAGGAGTGGGAAGAGGTTACTGAACTGGAAGATGAGGTTTTTCTTCTTGGCGCTCCCAGGGAACATGCAAAATCCACCTTTTTTAGTTTCGCCGTTCCTCTCTGGCATATCTGTTACCAGCGGAAACGCTTTCAACTTCTTATTAGCGATACCAGCGATCAGGCAAAGGGCTTTACTCTACCTGTCCGAATGGAGATTGAAGACAACCCCAGAATAAAAAATGACTTTGGAAATATGCGGGGATCCCGTTGGCAAGAGGGTGATTTTTTCGCCAACCATACACGGCTGCTGGCAAGGGGGCATGGGGATAAGGTAAGGGGGCTTAAATATAAACAATATCGGCCCGATTACGCCTGCGTTGATGACTTTGAAAATGACGAAAACGTAGAGAACCCCAAACAGGTGATAAAGGGGCTAAAGTGGCTTAGAAGGTCAGTTATTGGCTCTATGGGACTAAAATATCTGTTTGTTATGGTGGGAAATCTCTTTCACCCTAAGGCTATTCTTTCTCAGCTTATTGCCGAAAAAGATGAGGACGGTAGTCCTCTCTATCTCTCCAAGGTTTACCAGGCATGGATCGATTACGGCAAAGCTGATCAGCGTCCCTTGTGGCCTGCCAACTGGTCTCCTGAAAGGCTGGAGAAGAAAAAACGGACCATGGGAACCAGGGACTTTAATGCCGAGATGATGAACCTCGTCGGTGATGAGGACTCTCCCTTTCCGGAAAGCTGGTTTAAGTATTTTGAGCGTTCCCATCTTGCCGGTAAGACGCTTCAGGTCGCATCTTTTGATGATCCTTCTGCCAAAAACGGGGAAGCCAATGACTATAAGGCAATTGTAACTGTTGGTCTTGATCGTACCGAAATGAAATTTTACTGCCTCCATGCCTGGATACGCCGGACCAGTCCGTCCGGAATGTTTGAGGCTGCTTACAGGTTAGTTGATGAATATGGCGGGGTGATCGGTATCGAGGAAAACATGCTTCATGATTTTCTTCATGATGCCATTATCAACTATGCCAAAGAAGTGGGCCGTTTTCTTCCCTGGATGCCGGTTATTCACAGCACAAATAAGGAAGCCAGAATTATCGGCACGCTCAGTTATCTGGTGGAGCATGGCAGGCTCTTGTTTGAGCGTGGCCACTCCGATCAAGACCTTCTTATTGAACAGCTCATTTATCTGCTTAATAAAAATATTAACGATGATGGCCCGGACGCCCTGGAAGGAGCCGTCAAGCTTTTACAGGGTAAGGCGGCTCCACAAAAAGTACACACGTCGGGACCGAGAGAAACGGAAGCTATGACAGCGGGGTATTGTTGATGTTTACAAATGTAGGGGCAGACCTGCGTGTCTGCCCTGATAACCACAAAGAGCAGGCAACTGAATGAAGCAAGGCATATACATCAATCCACATGATTTTGTTGAACTGGGTGAGCTTTCTAATAAGAGGGAGCTTTCCTGTGAAATCGCTTCAAGAAGCAAGGCCTGGGACTGGACGGACCTGACGGGCCTTCTTCCCGATCCTGATCCCATCCTTCAGAAAATGGGCCAGGGCGTGGAAGTGCTGGAGTCGCTCACCTCTGACGGCCATCTTTGCGGTGTTATACAGCAAAGAAAGCTTGGCAGCCTTAAGAAAGAATACCGGTGGGAGCCGGGAACGGTTGGTGATGACGAGCCGACAGAGCAGGCCAAAAAGCTCTGTGAGGCATTACGGGAAGATATGAAAGGGATAGACGTTTATAACCTTCTGTCGGCCATGCTCGATACGCCCTATTACGGCATGTCTCCATTTGAGCTGATCTGGGAGCCTGACAGCAGCCGCATAAAGCTGAAGGATGTGAGAGCGCTTCCCTGCCGCTGGTTCGGATTCGATGCAGAGAACGAAATCCGTTTTAAATCTCTGGACCAGCCTGAAGAGGGAGAGGAAATCCCTTACGGCAAGGCGGTTATTGCCCGCCACTTTCCCACTTATGACAACCCTTATGGGCTCCGGCTCCTGTCCCGCTGTTTTTGGCCGGTGGCTTTCAAAAAGGGCGGCATCAAGTTCTGGCTCATGATGACGGAAAAATACGGCATGCCCTTTCTCCTCGGCAAGTACCGGCAGGGAGCAACGGAGGCCGAGCAGCAGGAAATGCTTGACCGGCTCAACGCCATGGTCAAGTCGGCAGTGGCCGTCATTATGGAGGGCGGGTCCATAGAGATGCTCGATGCAAAAGGGAAAGGGGCTTCAGCTGACCTTTATAAAGGTCTCAAGGACGCAATGGATTATGAAATGTCCAAAGTCATCGTCGGGCAAACATTAACTTCACAGACCGGCGAAGACGGCGGCGGATCATACGCCCTGGGAAAGGAGCATGGCGATGTGCTCAATGATTTCAGGATCGGTGACCAGAAGCTTGTCAAGAACAGCATGAACCGGATTGCAGAGATCTATGCCGCAGTCAATGCACCCGGTGTCGAGCCGCCCGAGTTCTTCTGGTTTGAAGAGGAAGACCCTAAAAAGGAATTTGCCGAGCGGGATAAGACTGTTTCTGAAACTGGCGTCAAGTTCACTAAGGAGTATTACGTGCGCCGGTACGGATACAAGGAGGATGAGTTTGAGATTTCAACCACCCCTCAGTCCCCTCCTGATCCAGGAGGGGAAGATAAGAGTGAGTTTGCCGAGCATAAGGGGGGTAAACGGTTTAGCCCTCAGCAGCAGGCCATCGAGGAGCTGGTTGAAAAAGTAACGAAGCTTGCTGCCGGTGCGCTGGAAGGAAATGAAAAACTGCTGATGGATATCGTCCTGAAGGCGGAGAGCTACGAAGAGGCCTTTGCTGCATTGCTGGAGGCTTACCCTCAACTGAAAACTGACGAGCTGGAGGAAGTGGTTTTTCAGTCGGGGTTGAATGCTCATCTTTTTGGCCGGTATACGGTGCAGGAGGAAGGGAAGGAGTGAGGCCGGAATTTAGCCTCTAATGGGTTTTGTTGTGTTTGTGGGGTAATGCCCCGGAAAATAAAAAAAGCCGGATTTATCGGGATTTTAAAAACGGTTTAAACAGGGTTGTATAAGGAGGTTGAATTGAAAAAAGGACTTAATGGCTGGATAGAGGTATTCAGGGCGGGAAAGCATACCGATAGCAAGGGTCGGGTGAGGAATTTTACAGAGACTGACCTCGATCTCATTGCAGGTAAATATGATCCGGCAGGACATGAGGCTCCTGTTGTGATCGGTCACCCCAAATCGAATGGCCCGGCCTATGCCTGGTTGGAGGGATTAAAACGGGCCGGTAACGTGCTGCTGGCCAAATTTAAGGACGTTAATAAAGACTTTAATGAAATGGTCGAGAGCGGGGCTTTTAAAAAGCGATCGATTTCCCTCTACCCGGATTTAACAGTTCGACATGTTGGATTCCTGGGAGCCCAGCCGCCGGCCATTAAAGGTCTTAAGGATATCAGCTTTAACGAAGGTGAGGAGTTTAACGAATATAACTATGAGGAAAAGGAGGAAACAGATATGCCGACAGTAGAGGAATTGCAGGCGCAACTGGATGAGGAAAGAAAGAAACGGGAAGCGGCGGAAAAGAACGCCAATAATTTCAAGGAAAAGGCGGACGGTCTGGAGCTGTCTTTCTCAGAGCAGGAGGAAAAGCGCCGCAAGAAAGATATCTCTGATTTTGTCGAGCAGGGTATCAAGGACGGCAAGATTCTTCCCGCCTGGAAAAAGCAGGGACTCGTTGAATTTTTGGAGGCTCTTGAGGGGACTGAAGGAGAATATGAATTCTCTGAAGGTAAAGACAAGCAGACACCTGCTGCCTGGTTCAAGGGTTTTATCTCTTCATTTTCCGAACATCCGCTTTTTAAGCAGATGGCCAGGCCGGAGGAAGATGACAAAACGGGTGAAGCTGCCGAGTTTGCCGAGTGTGAAAAGGTGGGTGAAGAAATGGCGGCTATGGTTAATCCGCCGTCAGGGGATTAAAACGTAAAACGGGCAACCACAGGGGGATTGCCCCAACAAAAAAATGGAGGATTAAATGACGACCGAATATACAAAGGACAATAAGGCTTATATAGCTGGGAATTATACTCCACTCACTAAAACTATCGGAGCAGGAGCCAATGAAATTAAGGGAACTATTATGGGCAGGCAAACGGTGGATGGCAAACTCTATGCCTATAACTCAGCCAATATTGACGGTACGGAAAATCCCGTTTGTATCCTGGGAGAGGATGCTGCTGCCGCTGCCGCTGATGTTAAAGCTGAAAACTGGTTTGCCGGTGTTTATGTAGAAGCAAACATGACCGGTCTCGATGCGGCGGGGAAACTTGCCCTGGAAGCCAGGGGAATCTATTTCGTTTAATTCTTAACTTATTAATTTTGGAGGTTTAAAAAATGGCAGATACAGTTTTTAATTATCGTACGCTTACAGCGGGGATTAATAAGATGAGGACCGTTAAAACACCGGTGCTCGATAAGGTTTTTGGTCGAAAGAAAAGACAGCTCTCGTCAATGTTTAAGTGGGACATTAAGTCGAATGCCGAAAGAATCCTAAAAAATATCAAGGTCAGTGCTCCTGCCCAGGTGCAGGACAAAACAGGGCGCAAGACCGTTACTTGTGAAGCGCCCAGGTATGCGCCTAAACGCTTCATAGCAACGGGAGATCTGGACGCAATGCGTGCCTATGGTTCTGAAGCCCCTGAACTTATGAAAGAGCGTGTTGCCGAGGAACAGTCTGACATGAAGGAAGATGTCGATCGCACCCGTGAATTCCAGGCTGTTGAGGCAATAAAGGGAACGGTAGTGGATGAAGAAGGTAATGTCATTGTGAGTTATAACTTTAGTGCTGAACAAATGCCTGTGTTGGCAGGAATTGAGCTCTGGACTGATCCGGCTAGTAATCCGGTAAAAAAAATAAGGGGTTGGAAAAAGTGGATTTCACACAGGGTCACTGTCGATAAGTTTATTGCCTTTTGTGGAAGTGGTGCTATGGATGCCCTTATTGATAATCCGAAGGCCCTGGAACTACTCAAATATAATGCAGGGAAGCAGATAGCTGAAGAAGGCCGTATTGCATCCCTCGCGGCAGTTGATATTGAAGAATATTTCGGGACTTATAAGAATGCTGCTGAAGACATAATAGAGATGATTCCTGATGACGCCTTTATTCTTATTGGTCTAAGTGCTAAAGCTGCCGCCGAACTCTTTGCACCTATTGCTGATTCTAAAGCGGCGGGAGGCATTGGAAATGGCAAGCCAGGGCAGGTTTTTGCATCAAAGGCCTGGGATGAGGAAGATCCTGATGGTAAGTGGATCAAAGCGGAAAGTCGTCCACTGCCGGTACTATTTATGCCTGAGTGCGTCGTCTACGCCAGGGTAATTTAACAAAAACCTCTTTTGTCCCCCTTTAGTAAAGGGGGATTGAGGGGGATTTAAAGGAGGTAATAATTTATGTCTGAAGAAAAAATCTATTACGGCAAGGTCAAGACCGGCATGATCGACCTGGGACCGAAGGAGGAAGACAAATATCTCCCTGGTTCTATGGTGCCGCTCAGTAAAAAGGACTATGACCGGCTGCTTAAGAAGGGAGTCATTTCTCCCGGTAAAGCGCCTGAAGAGAAATCCGATGCAGGAGATATGACGGGAAAGGCAAAGGCCCTTCTCGATGCTTCCACTGTTGAGGGTGGCCCTGAACTTTCTCCGGAAATCAGAGCTTCCCTGGAAGCGGTTGTGGCCGGTGAGGTGATAGGTTCGGGTAAGCCTAAAGTGGAAACACTGGAGGCGATCCTGAAGCGGGAGATGGACGCTAAAGAACGTGATGCTATCTGGAAAGACGTGGAGAAGCTTTTAAGTGAAGGTTAAACCTGAACCGTTGACGAATAAAGAGGCCGTCGCTTTCTGGGGAGATAAGATCCTTCTCTCCCCAGGCGACTATGCCTCACTTACGGATGAGGCGAAACTCCATGCCTTTTCCGTTTCCGGTATTGCCAGAGGTTCGGAGTTGACAACGGTCTATGAATCGCTGCAAAAGGCCCTGAATGACGGCATTACTTATGACCAGTTCAAAAAGTCTGCAGCCGAAGTTTTTGAGAAAAGAGGCTGGACGGGAAAGCGTGCATGGAGGGTAGATAATATCTTTCGAACCAACGTCCAGCAGGCCTACAGCATAGGCCGTTATAAGCAGATGAAGGCTGTTACCGATTTGCGGCCTTACTGGATGTATGACGCTGTTAACGACAGTGGAACGAGGCCGACACATAGGGCATTAAACGGCAAGGTCTATCCGGCTGATCATCCCTTCTGGGATACCTGGTATCCGTTAAACGGATTCAGGTGCCGTTGCGGTGCGACAACATTGTCTGAAAGACAGCTTAAAAAGAAAGGTCTCAAGGTAGAGACAAAAGATTTAACGGGAATGCTCATCGAACCTGAATTGCCGAATGGGACAAAACTTCCGGCCAGGCTTTTAATGCCTGATCCCGGTTTTTCCTACCATCCGGGAAAGCAGGTTTATGGCGGGCTCGTTGAAAATGAAAAGCCGGGTGTTTGGAGATCTCTTCCCGGCATAAAAAAACCTGCCCATTACAGGCGACGGGATTTAAAGAACGTCCGCCCGGCAGATATCGATGATATTAGTGCAACGCAACTCCTTAAGAAGGGGGAAGGTGATGCTTTTTACAAGAGTGAATTTATCAAGCGCTACGGTGAAGAGAAGGTCTTAACGGATGCTAACCGTGATCCGGTTATTTTATCGCTCAGATCATTCCTGGTTGATAAAACGCCGGGAGCAAAAGAGGTATGGAAGTTCGGCAAATCGGGACACGGGGAAAGCATACCCCTGCTGGCTGAAATGATCGAAAAGCCCTATGAAATATGGCTGACGCCCCAGGTGAATGAAGACGGCAGGATCAGGTTGAGCAAGCGCTATGTTTCGCTATGGAAAAGCCCTGACAAGAAGAAAGTGGGCGGCTTGATGGTCTTTGAAGTGGATGGCGGCGTATTCAGGGGCGTAACGGCCTTTATCCCTTTAAAGAAAGGTGAGCCTGATTTGAAATATGCGGAAAGGGTAAGGGAAGGTTTATTGCTGTGGGGTAAAGGGCGTTGACCGGCCTGACGCACAAACCGGCAGCTTGCAGCTGTTCAGGCCGGGGTGGTCCCCCTACACTGCAAGTTCCCTCAATAAAACAAGTATAACCTCCCTTTAATGAGAGGTCAAGAGGAGTAAATCAATGCTTTACTGTGACGCAGGCGACATGACGGACCACGTGCTGCAAGCCTATATTGACAAGGCGAATGAATTGAATGCGGGCGCTGACAACAGGGCCATTAGTTCCGTCTCCGGAGAGATCGATGACGCCTTACGGCCCTGGTATGAATTGCCGCTTTCAACAGTCCCTGAAACACTGAAAGTGCTTTGCGCGGTTCTTTCCGCCTGGCGGGTGATAGCGCCAATCGCTTCCCTCATGAATGAGCAGGAATTTAAACACATAAAGGAAGCGGAACGGGTGCAGAGGGAAAAGCTAAAAAGCATCGCCAAAGGCCTCGATGTGGGCCTTACGAAAACAGGGGCAGTCAGTACCGATAAATCATCATTTCAAACGATTTCTCCGGAGAGGACCTTTGATGATGATTTGCTGGATAAATATTAGCGCCTTAGAAATAAAATTCTACATCTTTTAGCAGAATTTTATTTCGTGAAGGCGCTTATACCCGAAGGGTATTACAGAAGGGCAACCCCCCCTGGTTGCCCATAAATTGCGACAGACAGGATGGAGATTTTAAAATGGCCGGATCATCGATGAAAATGGATTTGAGCGAATTTAATAAAATGACGGGATCTGTCTTTAAAGGCCTGAAGGAAACGCATAAACTCACCGCTGCCATAGGTGAGATGGGCGTTTCTTCCATCCGCCGGCGCTTTAAAGATGAGGAAGGCCCTGACGGTGAGGCCTGGGAAAAATCGGGCAGAGCGGAAGATGAAGGGGGCCAGACGCTTACCAAAACGGCAAAGCTGAAGAATTCCCATACGTATGAGGCGACGGCAACAGAGGTGGCCATAGGAACAAATGACGAACGTGCGGCCATTCATCATTTCGGCGGGGAGATTACACCCAAGAAAGGAAAATTCCTGGTCTTTCCGGGAAGGGACGGAAAGCCGGTCTTTGTTGAAAAGGTAGTTATGCCTGCAAGGCCCGCTGTAGGTTTTAGCGATGATGATCTGGAGGAGATAAAAGACATGACGGCTAATTATCAGAAAAAGATCTTTGGTGGTAAATGAGAGCGCTTGCCAAATCGATAGTTGAAACGGCTGCGAGTGCGGCAGGTATGCCGGTAGCAAATGTCATGGAAAAGCCTGATAAAGCCAGCGCCCTTCATCCTCTGCCCAGGCTTGAATTTGAAACGCCGGATCAGGACGTTAAGCGTAATAAACGGCTCTTTTGCAAACTTCCCGCGGCTGATCCCGATTATGTCGTTCACCGCTATATTACCCATGACATTACCGTCAAGGCGCGGGTCGAGATTATCGGAGATAGCGCTGATTACGTGGAAAGCTTTTTTGTGGCATTTATGCAGGCCCTGCCGGGCAAGACCGTTGATGCCGGGAATAACCTGGTAACGGTCAGGCCCGAGCGCGCCGCTACGGGCGGTTATGAATACAGGGCAATTGACGCCTTTCCGAAAGGCGCATACCGGTTTGGATAACAGTTAAAGGGGGGCTTTATGAAGATGTAGAAGTCCCTTATGTAAAGAGTATTAACCTGGTTGACGGTATTAACTATAAATAAGGAGGAAAACTATGGCAAAGGGAAAAGATGAGAAGGGAAAGTCGGTGCAGAAGCCCGTTAAAAAGCCGGTTAAAGAGCCTTTGAAGGCCGTTGAAGATCTGGCGGCGGAAAAGAGTTTGCAAAGATGGGAACTTGCTGCCCTTCGGCATGCAACTGGCTGGCTGGAAGGAAAGCAGGTAAAAGCATCGGAGTTTGATGATGCCCTTGAAAGGTTTAGGTGCCGCCGTCAGGGATCGGGAAAGTTATAAAAACCTCCCCCTTTGAAAAAGGGGGATTGAGGGGGATTTTCTGAGTATATGCCAAATCCCCCCTGGCCCCCTTTACTAAAGTGGGGGATTAAGAATTGTAAATAAAGGATTTAAGGAGGTAAGAAATGGGAGACGTTTTTGAATATTTGGTTGACGGCACTTCCGGACTTGCGCCGGGAGGCGTCGAGGGAGCCGCCATCGTTTGCGGTGTTTGCTCACTGGGAGATGTGGGCAAGGGATATCTGCTCGGTAAATCATCGGACCTTGAGGGTATCCTCGGGGTTGGCCCGCTTGTTGACAGGGTAATGGATGTTTTTGCCGCAGGCGGTCAGAATCCCGTTGTTATTGCCGTTCCCGTAGCGGGTCAGGATGGCGGTTATATTACCGCCCTGGAGCATACCGGCACAGGTCCTGAAGCTTCGCTTTCCGGTGTGCCTGCCGGTAATGCCGATGTTGTTGTCGAGATTGTCCTTGGCGGAGCCCTGGGTGTAGCTACCTACAAGCTCAGTGAAGACGGCGGGCAGAATTTCAGTGCTGATACAGCGACGCCTGCCGATGGCCAGATTGCCGTTGGAGCGACGGGCGTAACGATTACCCTGGGCGGCGGTTCGGACCAGGTAGCGGCTGATCAATTCACCTTTAATGTGCGGACGGCCATCGGTCCTGTTACAAAGACAGGCACCGGGCCGGATGTTACAGCGGCAGGAACGGTGAAGGCGGCGGCGAGCGTTCTCTTGCAGATCGTCAAGGGCGGCGCAAGGAATGTGGGAACATATAAACTCAGTGAAGACGGAGGAGACAGCTACGGCGCTGAAAAGACGATCCCTGTTGACGGGCTTGTTTTAATCGGCAGTACGGGCGTCACTATTACCGTTCCCGACGCCGTCGATATGGTTGCCGGTGATACTTATGACTTTACGCTCAATGCGCCTGTGCCTTCCATTACAGATGTGATGACGGCCCTTGAGACGCCGCTTAGCCTCTATGACGTGGAATTTATCTATGTGGTCGGGCCGTCTGATTCTGTCGACTGGGCGGCCATGGGCGTTAAGGCTGATGAACTCTGGAACCTTCACAGACCGACCTTCTTTATCTGTGAAAGCCGGTTGCCCTGGGACGGTGAAACCATCGACGAATGGACGGCGGCAATGGTGGCTGAAAAAGCAAGCTACTCTCATCGCTTTGTCAGTGTTTGCGCCGCTTATGGAGAAGTGACGGACAGGACCGGCAAAAGGATTACAAGGAACTGGGCCGGTCTTCTGGCCGGGAGATTGCTCTCTATCCCTGTTATGCGGGCCATTGGCAGGGTAAGGGATGCCGGAATTTCCCAGGGGGCTTTACCGGATAGCTTTAGTTCGGCACATCAGCAGACGCTGGAGGGGGCCGGGTATGTAACGGCCAAGCATTATGCCGGGCTAAGTTCGGTCTACTGGGGTGATGCAAAGACGCTGGCTGATGTGACTTCCGATTATCAATATATCGAAGTCTTAAGGACCGTATTCAAGGGAGTCAGGAAGGCCCGAATTGCAGCGCTGGGTTCCATGTATGACGAGGCCGGTGATCCCCTGTCCGAGGGCGGTGCAAGCGGGCTCAACTTCCTGAAGGCAAAAATAGAGAATGGCCTGAATACGATGGTTGCCGCCGTGCCGCAGGAGATGGCGGCTCATGTCGTCATCATTCCTGACGGACAGGATATTGTCAATAACGGGGTGGCTGTGGAGATGGATTTTATCGGTATCCCCATTATCAGGAACATCAAGCTCTTTGCCAGCTATAAATATGCCGGATCGGGTTTTGATCCGAGATTGAAATAAGGAGGTTTTAAATGAGTATTAACGGAAATTTATACGACTGGGAATCGGTGGAGATCGTTCTTCCATCCGGTGTGGCCATCGGTGTCGAGGAAATCAGCTATACCGATGAGCAAGGCATCGAGGGGAGATATGGAAAAGGCTCTACAGCACGAGGCTATGGCAGAAAAAACTATAAGGCATCAGGGAGCATGACGCTCGATAAAGACGAAGCGGCCAGGCTTCGCTTGTTGCTGGGAGGTTCCGTTTATAAGGCCGTTCCTTTCCCTATTATTGTCAGCTATAGCAATGATGATCAGCCGACCATGGCGGATGTTTTGCCCGATGTAAAGATAACCAAGTCCGATACGGGGGCAAAGCAGGATGAAGCCAATGTGGGGAAAGAAAAGTTTGATTTCGAGATCCTATCCCCTATCAAGTGGAACGGTATAGACGCCGTTTAATAACTTTTAACTGAGAGGTTCGATTATGAAAAAGGATGGACGGCAGGAAGGGACTGAAGTGCAATATAAGGAATTTAAGTCGGAGTTTACGGATTTTAGCGATGAGGAAGTTACTTTTTCCTTCCGTTTCCGTAAGCCCAGACCGGCAGAACTGGACCGGTCTAATAAGGAGTCACAAAAGAACCCTGCAAGGGCCTTTAAAAATCTCTGTCTTACGCTTATCGATCCTGAGCAAAAGGATAATTTTAATGAGGCCGTTAAAGAGTATCCCGGTTTGTCCATGAGTTTTGCCAACGAGATTTATGAGCGCATGGGTTTCGGCAGCCTGGGAAAGTAATTGCCCGCCATAAGGAGGAACTGTCTGAAATCGGGCAGTACTCCTCCCTCATCAGTTGCTGGCTCAAGGAATCGCCTGATGATGATATGGACGGGTTTACGGAACAGGCGGCAAAGGCACTGTGGTTGGAAGAGCGTTTTTTTAAAAGCCTGGCAAAGATAATGTCAGGGTTAATTGGTGGAGTGTGATGAATGGTGTAGCGTTTAAAGTTGCGTCGATTATGTCACTGGTCGACAAGATCAGCGGTCCCTTAAGATTTATCAAGGGGCGCATGGGTGACGTTGAAAATAAGACGCGCTCTGTAACGGCGTCGCTTGCCAATTTTACCCTGAAAATGGCGAAGGCGGCGGCTGTTGGCGGTGCTTTTCTTGCCGTGCTGGGCGGTGTGGCGCTGACAACCATCCCCACGGGCCGGGCGCTGGGTGAACTGGCCTCTGTCGGTATTACCGATATGCAGGCCCTGGAGTCCGCCGCCTCCGATTTCTCCAATCAATTTGCCGGTACGTCAAAGGTTGATTTTCTCTCTGCCTCTTATGACATCAAGAGCGGGATCGCGTCGCTCTCTGACGAAGGGGTGGCCGGGTTTACCAAGCTTGCGGCAATGACGGGCAAGGCGACAAAGTCAACGGTCAACGAGATGACCAGTCTCTTTGCTACCGGTTACGGGATCTATAAGGAGCAATACGCCAGGCTGAATGACTTCCAGTTCGGGGAACTCTTCAGCGCCGGGATTGCCGCCAGTGTCCAGCAATTTAAAACGACGGGCTCAGGGATGTCGCAGGCCATATCAACATTAGGAGCGACGGCAACGAAGGCCACCGTGCCGCTACAGGAACAACTGGCGGTTATGGGAATGCTTCAGGCCACTATGACCGGCTCTGAAGCGGGCACCAAGTACAAGGCCTTTATTATGTCGACGGCCAAAGCCGGTGATCAGTTGGGGCTGAACTTCCTCGATGCAAACAAGCAGGTTAAATCCCTGCCTGCCGTTCTCGATGTTTTAAAATCGAAATTCGGCGAGACGCTGGACGCCGCTGAAAAAGTCGATATCCAGAAGGCCTTCGGCAGGGAAGAAGCGGTGGCCGTCATCGATCTGCTCTACAGCAAGACGGGTGCGCTGAGAGACAACATCAACTCCCTTGGCGGAGCGCTGCAAAAGGGAAAAGGCTTTACCCTGGCCATGGCGCAAACCATGAATAAGGACCTTGGCGCTACTATCGACACGGGACGCCAGAGAGTTCGTAACCTGGTCGAGATGATCGGCAGTATGTTTGCACCGACGCTTAATAAAATCATAGGCGTAATCAGCGGTGTTCTCATGTTGATTATGGGATGGATAGGCAGAAATAAGGAATTGGTAAAAACAGTCCTTTCCGTCGCCGCCGGAATCGCTGCCGCCGTCGTCGGTGTGACGGCCCTTTCAGCAGCCGGAGCGGGTTTGGGTTTTGTTATGACCTGGCTGGCGGGAACTGTGGCAATGATCAGCTGGCCCCTCTGGGCCGTTATGGGCGCTGCGACTCTTCTTTATATTGCCTGGCGCCGTAACTTTGGCGGCATGGCCGACAGCATTGCCGGTTTCTACAAAAAGGCCTCACTTGTGGTCAGGGGCGTTATCGCGCTCTTTAGAACCTTAGTCAATGGCCACGGCACTATCAGCGGACAGCTGGCTGAAGATATCCAGGCTGCGGGCCTGGTGGGACTGGTAACGACGGTGGGCCGTGTTGTTTACCGGGTGCAGCAGTTCCTCGGTGGATTATGGGAGAGTTTTGTCTTTACAGCGTCGGGGATCGACCATATTTTCATGCCTGTTGTTGATTCTCTTATATCGGCCCTTGATCCTTTCTACGCTATTTTAACAAGCCTGACGGGTGGGCTCATTGGGGCGTCGGCAGCAACAAAGAGCAGCAGCTGGCGCACATTCGGAGAGGTACTCGGTATGGTTGCCGGATCAGGGCTGAGACTGATTGCCTGGGGAATACGGATCATGCTCTACCCGCTCCAGGGACTCCTCTGGCTGGTCGGTTCCGGAGCGCGGTTGTTTGTCGGACTGGGCGAGGCGCTGGGAACGGTGACAGCCATAATATGGGGAACTGTGGAACCTGCTTTTAACGTTTTGTGGACCATAGCAAAAGGCCTTCTCGGCGCTGTCGGGAAAATTGCGACGGCCCTGCCTGACGCCTTTATGAAAGTAAAGGAAGCCGTTAGCGGGATCAACCTTTATGAGTCGGGAGCCAGGTTAATGAGTACCTTTTCCGAAGGGATTAAGGCAAAACTGTCGGGGCCTGTGGACGCCGTGAAAGGGGTTTTGGCAAAGGTCAGGAATTACCTGCCTTTTTCCGATGCTAAAGTCGGCCCCCTTTCTCAGCTTACGGCCTCGGGTATGGCCGTCATGGATACGCTTGCTGCCGGTATGGTGAAAAATCAGAATACCATCAGGAATGCCGCCGCTGCCGGTATGGCCGGGATTGCGCTTTCCGTGGCTGTGCCTGATCTTGCCCCGGCATCGGATATTCCCGGTGCCGGTTCTGATAGGTCACCTGATGTCAGTAAAGAAGTTGTCCGGGAGAAGGATGGCGGCAAAAAGATCATTATTGAAAATATGCATATTAGCCTGCCCTCTGTCAGTGACGGGGAAGGGTTTGTGAGAGATTTAAAGAAACTTGTGGAGGGATTTGATGCCTGAAATAAGCTTTGATGATGGGATAGTAAAGCTTTCCGGCATTGAATTGCCGGGTATTTTGAAACGGCTTTCTATCCGGGGAAGAGTACAGTTTGACATGGCCGAGGCAGATGGAGCAAGCGGCAAGATAAAGAAGTTTATGGGCTGGGATGACAGTGACATTTCCCTGACTATCGAGCTGCTTACCGATGAGGAGTCGGACTGTTATGACAAGCTGCTACAGATAAATGGGCTCTTTAAATTAACTGATAATAACACGGCGAATCCTGTTCTTTATACGGTAACTAACCGACACTGTCTGGCACGTGAAATTAATACGGTTTATTTTGCGGGACTCAATTCCGATGAAAGCGACAGTGATGATGTGATTGTCTGTATGCTGAACTTTATTGAAGATGATCCGCCTGTTGTTCCTTTGGAAAAGCAGGTGATTGCTGCACCGGATTCAACACCGGTTGTCTCTCCCTCGGGAGATATTAAGGCTTCTGAAACTGTACTGGAATTAGATGTGGATTAATGAAGATCTTAATCAACATAGGTGACTATAGCTTTCACCGCTGCCCGAGACTCAAAATAAGCGGGAAGCGAGGGGAGCCTTTGAATAATGCAGAGATTACATTACCTGATCCTGCCGGTGAACTGTATCAAAGTATGAAGGAAGATGACGTTGCCTACCTTGAATATGGTTATCGAAGTGAGGCGGCGGGAAGCTGGACAGGTACGGTGAAAGATATAAAACAGGTTAGCAGGGGGCAGATCTGTGTAAAGGCAATCGGTCCGGAGAGGGTATTGAGTGAAACAATAATTAACCAGGCCTGGAAAGATGACAGTCCTGAAGCAATCGTAAAATATGCCATTAATCGAACAGGCCTTGACTTGGGAACGATTGAAAAGCCCGGTCCTGTCTTTCCTCATTTTGTGGCCTCGTCTATTCCCGTGTGGCAAGTAGCCAGTCAATGCAAAGAGACCTGTGAAAAAGGGTTCGGTAAAGACCTCACTAAATGGGCGCTTTGGTTGGGCGTTGATGGTGTCAACTGGGGGGATTTTGATGAGCCGGGAAGCGAACCGGTTTTTAAAACTGGAGCGAATATTATTGAGCATTTGCCGGGGCTCTATATGAATGAGCTGAACTTTCTGGAGACTTTCCTGCTGCCGGGATTTTCTCACTCCATGGTTTTTTCACTTAAGGATACCAGGCGCGGCATTGACGGCAGCTTCAGGGCTGAGACGGTGGAGCATATCATCCTGCCGGATAAGGCACGCACATTTATAGGATACGGGAATGAGTAAAGAGGAACTTAAAAGACTGTTAAAGCGCGTGGTGGAACTGGCTATGCCCGATCTAAGGAGTTATTACCGGGTAGTGAAAAAGGCCCGTGTCGAGAAAACCTATGCCAGTGATGGACAGTACTATGCCGATGTTCAGCCGCTTAGAAATGATAATTCCGTCGATGAAAAAGAGCCCGTTATAAAGATGGTGGAAATACCGGTCATATGGGGAGGCCCTGACAGGGGCGTCATTTGTCCACCTGCCGCAGGGGTTTATTGTGACCTGGAATATTACGACGGGGACCCCAACTACCCGAGAATCTCAAATTTCAGGTGGCTTAATCAGGGAGCCCCGGCCTGCGGTATTGGAGAATTTATTATCCAGCAGGGAGCAGGGGTATTTGTCAAGATCGATGCAGCTGCAAATGTGACTGTTAAAACGACGGGGGATATAACGCTGGACAGGGGCGCGCAAAAGATTGTCCTCGATGATTCCGGAATCAGTATCGATGGAGGGAGCGGGCTCCTGGACGGCGTAATAACAGGCAAATGTTTGTGTAAACTTGACGGCTTGCCTATTTCAGATAAGTCGGCAGACGTGAAAGCGAGTAAATAACGATGGCGCTGAATAAAGCGGTTCTGGAGGCTGCAATAATAACGGAAATCCAGGCACAAGGTTTTGATACGGCTAATGAGCATTCCAAATTTCCCCAACTGGCGAAGGCTATAGCCAATGCCGTGGTGGATCATTTTACGGCCAATGCAGTCGTTACTACAACTTCAGGCGCTCCTGATGAGGAGCATACAGGGGTAATATCATGAATGATAATGATCTCAACGATCTATATGGGCAGGACATAAAAATCGATTTTTCCACCATGCAGGCGGTTATTGCCGCTAATGGTGAAGCGGTTTTGACGGAAGGGACTGAGACGCCCATACAAAATATCTTGCTCAGACTCTCCACGCCGCTGGGCTCCCTTTTTTATGATACGGGCTATGGCAGTGAAGTCTATAAATGGGTGCAGGAAGAAAACACAAAGGCAAACCGCAACGGTCTGGCGGCTGAGATCAAGCGCCGGATTGCCCTGGAGCCGACTGTTGTTTTTGGGTCGGTATCGGCAAGGGTAATTAGCTGGGATGAATCGGGTGTTACTGTTGACGCCGGGTTCCGGCTCATTGCGGAGGACCATCCCTTTAACCTGGTTATTAATATTAATGATGATGGAAAAATAGAAGGGGTGATGAACGATGTCAATACCGATTAGTAAAACGCTCGACCAGGTCAGGCAAGACCTCTTCGACAAGATATCCTCTGTGCAACAAGAAGGCTGGTTGCCGTCAAAGCTGAACCTGAATAAGGGTATAGTACGTGGCATGATAGAGCTGTGGGCATGGGGGCTTTTTCAACTCTATGCCTTTCTGGCCACACTGCTGAAACAGGCATTTCCCTCAACGGCCACCGGTCCCTGGCTTGTACTGCATTGTGATGGGGTAGGCGTAAAAAAACTGCTTAAGACAAAGGCAAAAGGAAACGTTAGATTTTACCGGACCGGCTCGACGGGCAATGTCAATATCGATGCCGGGTCGGTTGTAAAAACGCCAGTCGATGCGCTCGGTAAAGTTTACCGCTTTGTTACCCTCGCCGATGCCGTGCTCCTCGATGGAACGACGGAGATCTATGTCGAAGTGGAAGCTGAGGAATATGGCTCCGGCAGTAACGTGACCGTTAACCAGATTACGGAGATTGTCACCTCCCTGCCCGGCGTCGACGGCGTTGATAATGCTGCTGACTGGCTGACTTCCGAGGGGGCCGATGCCGAGGAAGATGAGCCGCTGAGAGAGCGTTATTACCTTTCATGGAAAGACATTAACGGATCGACAAAATACGCCTATGAATCATGGGGGCGGTCAGTAACGGGTGTGGCTTCAGTAACTATTGTTGACCAGCATCCCAGGGGACAGGGGACGGTCGACGTTGTTATTGTGGGAACTGCCGGTGCACCTACGCCCACACTTATTGCCGCTGTTCAGGCTGTTATTGATAATAATAAACCGATTAATGATGACGCTCTCGTAATCGGACCGACTGAGATTCCCCTGGATATTACTGTTGAACTGGAGCTTGTGTCCGGTGATGAAAGCACCATTATTTCAGAAGTCGATGGCCGGATCAGGATGCTCTTTGATTACAGCAGCATGGGGAACGAAATAACACCCCTCGATATCGGTGATGATCTGCCGCTTGATCGTATTACCGTCTGCGGCATGATCGACGGCGTCAAGAAGGTTAATATTACAGCGCCGGTAGCTGATACGTCAATTGCGGCCAATGAGGTCGCAACACTTAATAGCCTGACTGTTACGGCTGTATGGGCAACGGAGGAGTAATCATGTTTTGGGATTATTTTAAAAAGAAACTTCGCTTTTTGCTTGTATGGTTTTCAGGGCCGCTGGCACAGATGGCAAAGGGCGGCGCTCAGGTTCTCGATGATACCGCCGAGGATATGAGGTGGCTGAGAGACCAGTTTTTCTCGTCAAAGGCGGATGCTGCCTATCTGGCAGAATTTGCCAGAAGCCGGGGGCTGTATCGATGGCAAAACGAGAGTGACACTTCATGGTTAAGCCGGGTGGTTTACGCTTACCTTTATTGGAAGGCGGGCGGCACAACGCCGGGCATGATAGATGTGCTGGAAAAGATCGGAGTTCCCGGCGCTGCCATTGAAAATATAGGCCTTACCGATCAGGCACGATGGGCAGAGTTCAGGGTGTACGGTGATACCTATGACGGTAATCCTTATGCTGAATATATTATCAGGGTAATTAATGAGATTAAACCGGCCAGGTCGAAATTATCTGAATTAATCCTGTCAAGCAATCCTGTGGTGGGAACGCTGGGTTTAGGTTGTGTCGTATCAACACATATTGAATGTTAATTTAAAGGAGATTTAAATGAGTGACGGAATATGGACTGATGAGGGGATCGCGCTTATCGATGCTGCCTTTGGAGCGGCTGAGACGGTAAACCTTAATGAATTTATTATGTCGGGATCTGTGCTGATTGGCGGGCTGGCCGCTTTCAACCTGGACCCGCTGATGACGCATGCCACCTTTCCGGCAGAGCAATACCGGGCGGCGGTGCATAATTCATTCATCGATGTTGACGGTTATCTTGTCGTTGAATGCTGGATCGAGGGAAATATACCGGACGCTTTTTTCTCAAACGGCATCGGGATTGTTCATGATGACGGAGTGGGAACGAAAACTTTAATGGCCATTGCCCAGGTTCCTGTTCAGGAAAGGTTTTTAACGGTCTTTCAGAAGTTCCTGGTCAAATTGCCGGTGACCGGGAATATCGGGGTTACTATCGATGTTACCTTCAGGGCTGAAGATGCGGTAACACATGCCGAACTGTTGGCGGCTGATGTTGATAGGGTTGACGGGATTCATGCCTCGGCAACGCCGGAGGCGAATAAGCTGCTGGCGCTTGATGGTGGGGCTAAAATACCAACGGCAGCGATACCTGCACTGGCTATAGGGGAAATATTTCCTGTTAATTCCGAAGCTGAAATGCTGGCATTAACAGCGCAAACCGGGGACGTGGCTAAAAGGATGGACTTGGGGAGATCGTTTATGTTGCAGGTCGAACCTGCCACCGTTCCTGGAAACTGGCTGGTAATGACCGATGATTATACACCGGCGAGTCATTTAGGTGATACTGGTAATCCCCACGGTGTTACGGCAGCGCAGGCCGGGGCGGCACCATCGAGCCATGTTGGATCAGGGGACTCAGCGCATGCGCTGGCCACTGAAACAGCGCACGGGTTTATGGATAAAGCAGATAAAAAAAAATGTAATTCTATTAATAAAACTTATGGGTCAGCTTTTTCTTTAGCGGCAGGTGATGAGCTCGGATTTTCTGCCACTTACCCACATTGCTTTGGAACTATAATGTTATCTGTGCAAGGAAGTGTGAATTCAAATGTTAGTGTTTGCGCCACTTACAAAGATACTTTTGGACGATTCTGGGCTATGACTCAAGGGAGAGGAACAATGCCGAGTTGGCCTCCCGATCCGGTGGCAAATGAGAATATAAAGGTAAGAGTAAGGAACAATCACTCTTCAGCCCAAGATGTGTCTTATAGAGCTGTTTCTTTGTCAGACTAGTAATGGTGAAATAAATGAAAAACATGACTGTATATAAATACCTCCCCGTCACCATTGAATACACAGACGACCTCCCTGAGCAGCATACCGGATATGCCGAGGGATTTAGAGTCAAAATCCGTCCCTCTCACCGTAATGACAGGGGTCTCCTGGAGCATGAGATTATCCATGTCAAACAGTGGTATCGGACATTCGGGCTGTATTCTCTCCTTAATAAATATAGTAGAAAATATAGGCTTAAATATGAACTGGAAGCGTATAGAGAACAGCTCAAGCATTATCCTGATGCAAACTATGCGCGTCTTGTTGATCGTTTTGCAGGGTTTATTGCTGACAAGTATGAGCTGGGAATTTCGAAGGAAGAGGCAAAGGATTTATTATGCAGGAAATAATTCACAGACGCGATTGGGATCGCAAGGAGTATTACCGGGACTTGCTACAAAAACAGACCTTTTAAGTATGTAATAAAGACGGACAGCAATCCAGGGAATGGCCTCCCTGAAAACCAGGTGTGCAGCACACACCAGACGGGATAACCCGCTGCCGTCCGCCACCCACGTAGGCGGAAGAAAGCATAGCAGGGCTATCCTTTAAAATCAACTATGACATAAGGAGGTCACGGCTATGTCAAAACCTGTTATTCCATGGATCGGCGGAAAACGCCGACTTGCAAAGAGAATTCTTCCCCTTTTTCCTGATCATGAATGTTATGTAGAACCCTTTTGTGGGGCTGCGGCATTGTTTTTCATGAAAAAACCGGCACAGTCGGAAGTGTTGAATGATATTAACCTGGAACTGGCCAGTTTTTACAGGGTATTAAAACACCATTTAGATGAGTTTATAAAACAGTTTAAATGGACCCTGGTTCACAGGGAAATCTTTAAATGGCTCCAGGACACCCCGCCGGAAACACTCACCGATATCCAACGTGCAGCCCGGTTTTATTATCTCCAGAAACTCGCATTTGGCGGTAAGGTAGATAGCCAGACCTATGGCACCGCAACAACTAGTAAACCACGTCTCAATCTTCTCCGTATTGAAGAGGACCTTAGCCAGGCATGGCTGAGGCTGGCCAGAGTTCATATAGAAAGTATGGACTGGAAGAAGTGTATTTCTAAATATGACCGCAAGCACACTCTTGCATATTTAGACCCTCCTTATTACGGCACAGAAGGATATGGCGTCGCCTTCAATCTTGAGGAATATAGCATAATGGCAGATATGGCCAGATCGATTAAAGGAAAGATGATCATCAGCGTAAACGATATCCCGGAAATGAGAAGAGCCTTTAAAGGGTTGAGTATGGATACGGTGAAAATTAAGTATACAGTCGGAGGCAATGATAAGGCAGTGAACAGGAGGGAACTGATTATCAAGAGCTGGTAATCAGATTAAAATCATGTTAAAAAATGCATTGTTGGTTCCAAAGGGCGTGTAAATTGGTTCCAAACCGCGCGGCTTGCTACACTTTTAACTCTAACCCCGCCCAAAAGACGGGGATTTCAAAGATTAATTAAAAGATTAAACCTACCCCCTTTTAATCTTTTCTATCCTCGGTGACGGTTTTCCGATGAGATAGCCCTGGGCATAATCGACGTCATAAGCTCTCAGAAGCTCCAGTGTTTCTTCCTTTTCGACAAATTCGGCGACTGTTTTAACGCCCATACCTTTGGCCACATCAGTGATGGATTTAACCACGATCTGGTCATTTTTGTTTTTATGGAGGTTTCTGATAAAGGACCCGTCAATTTTTATATAGTCTACGTTCATTTCTCTCAGGTAGACAAAGGAGGTAAATCCTACGCCAAAGTCATCGAGTGAGAACCTGCATCCCAGTTTTTTCAGGTCATTAATAAATTTTACAGCGCGGTTCAGGTCTCTTACGGCAGCTGTTTCAGTTATTTCAAAAACAAGGTGGCTCGGATCGGCTCCCTTGGCTTCAATGGTTTCCTTCAGGAAGTTAAAGATCATTTCATTGCCCAGGTCTTTGCCGGAAAGGTTGACGCTAAGAGTGATTTTCATTCCCTTTGCAAATAACCTGGATTGGAGTTTGATGGCCTTTTCAGTGACCATCCTGTCTATCCGGCCGATGAGCCCCACTTCTTCAGCTACGTTTATGAATGCGCCGGGAAGCAGTATTTTACCCCCTTCGTCACGCATTCTGACGAGCACTTCATAGTGATGGACTTCGTCCTGTTTCAGGTTAAGAATGGGCTGGAACCAGAGTTCAAAACGGTCTTCCGACAGGGCCTTTTCCACTTTTCTTTTCCAGTCGACCCTGGTGTGAATTTCTTCAAGATATTTATCGTCACTGCTGTAGAGGTGACATTTGTTGTATCCCAGTTCCCTTGCCCTGTAAAGGGCCGCATCACCTTTTGAAAAAAGCTGCTTCATATCTTCACCATGGTCGGGAAAAAGGACGATGCCGATACTTGCCGTTGTGGAAAACTGCATTTCTCCGATACGAAATTCACCGATGCTTCCTCTAATCAGTTCTGCTGCTTCAAGGCCCTCTTTTTCGCCGCGCATGGGAAGGAAAATGACAAACTCATCACCCCCTGCGCGGCAGATGAAACTGCTCTGACTGACTTTATGCATTTCATCGAGGTCGAGGAGCAGCTTGTTAAGAAGGTTTGCTGTGCGCCTTAAGTAATCATCACCGGTAACATGGCCGAAATTATCGTTAATGTATTTAAACTCGTCAATATCAACCATGAGAAGTGTTCCCTTGTGACCAAAGCTTTTTGCCGTGTACATCCACTCTTTCAGCAGGTCCATGAACCTTTGCCTGTTGACAAGGCCTGTCAGTTCATCGTGAGTTGCAAAGTATTCAACCATCTCCTGTGACTGGATCCTGTCGGTAATATCTGCCTGGATTGCAAGAAAATGGGTGATTTTACCGGACTCGTCCTTAATCGGTGATATGAGAGATCTGACCCAGAAGTACTGGCCGTTCTTTCTCCTGTTTTTAAGCTCTCCTTCCCACACATTTCCTCTGAGGATGGCATCCCATAATTCTTCATAGACGGTTTCATTAGACTCGCCTGAAGAGAGAATGCGGGGGTTCTGGCCGATGGCCTCATTTCTTGAGTACCCTGTAATTTCCTCGAAGGTTTTATTGACATACTCTATATTGCCGTTAACGTCCGTAATAAGAACGATGTTTATACTGTGTTCAATGGTTGCGGAAAGTTTTTTCAGTTCATGTTCCGCTTCTTTGCGTTCAATGATTCCGGCCAGCGTATTTGCCGCGGCGCTGAGGAATTCCTTTTCCGACCGGTCTTCTATGTGTCCTTCTTTTAGATAGACATTGATAATACCCATAATCCTTGATCCCGATTTGATGGGAACACAATAGTGACCGTGGGGTTCCATCCCCTCATAAATGATGTCATGCCTCTCGTCAATGGTGGAGACAAAGAGTGTTTCTCCCTCGGCGGCAGCTCTGCCGCAGATGCATTTACCGAAAGGAATTTTGCTGCAGTGCTTGATTTGTTCCTCCGTAATGTTTCTTCCGCCTTTAAGCTCCAGCAGGTCTGGTTCATTGCCCACAAGGTAAATGGAGCCCTTTGATTTGTAAGCCAGCCAGGGCATGGAGAGAATGACATCGAGAGATCTGTTAAGCTGTTCATCCAGTGAAAGGGGCCGCAGGGAAAGTTTGAGTATGGAGGTAATGGCCTGCTGAGACTGGTAGCTCTTTCGTATTTTTTCTTCTGCCAGTCTTTCTTCCGTCACATCCTGCACGGTCCCGATCATTTTCGAGACATTACCCTTTTTATCGAAATAGACTTGCGCCTGCTCCTGAACGGTTCGTTCCTTTTCGTCTCTCCTTATAATACGATGGTTCATTTTATAAGGTATCTTTCTTTCAATAGCGGCATTGACGGCCTCTTTTACATAGTCCACGTCATCGGGATGGACATGGGAAAGAAAAACCTCGTAGTTAAGATCAATCTCCCCCGGTTTATAGCCGAAGATCCGGTAAGCTTCATCGGACCAGCTTATGGTGTTATCGTTTATATACCATTCCCAGTTTCCGATATGAGCTATCTGCTGGGCTACTTTGAGGCTGGCTTCGCTCTTCATATAAGCTGTGGCGGTGTTGTTTATTTCTGAAACCATGTAATTAAATGCGTCAGACAGGGCGCCTATTTCGTCCTTGCTTTTAACGGGGATGTTAATGTCATAATTACCCTTTGCAAGCTCTTTCGATGCGTCGGCGATTCTCCTGATGGGAGTAACAACGGTCCGGTTGAAAAAGATAAACATGACAAAGATAATTCCGCCGAGAATGAACATGGCGATAATAGCGTCGCGAAGCATATATTTTGTGGGGGACATGATTTCTTTTTCATCGATTTTCACAATGAGGGTCCATCCCGTCATTGTAAGGCACATGGATGCTCCGCCCACCGGGACGCCCCTGTAGTCCCTGTAAAAGCCTGTCACTTCAGTTCCTGATTCAATGCACGCCCTGACGGGTTTTGTGTCGACACGCTGCTTGAGAATCGCCCTTTCAATAAAAATTGAATCGGTGATCATGACCTTGTCCCTGTTAACTATATAAGCGTCAAAGGTCCGGTAATCATGCGTGTGTGACGACAGCGCGCCCAGTTTTATGAAGAACACTTTTTTGAGGATTTCATTGAGTTCGGAAAGGAGGAGGTAGTTGGCGAGAATTCCTATGACTTCTCCCGACGCTCTATTTTTTACGGGAGTAGAAATAACAATGTACGGTTTCCCGCCCAGATGGGTTGTTGTGTCTGTTACAGAGGGTGATAAGAGGCCTCTTTTAAAAAAAGTTTCCTTCGAGAGGTCTTTTCCAATAGCAGAAAGGTCAGTCGATGCGATGATGGTGCCTGTTTTCGATAAAACAACTATTTTCTTAATGGTTTTGTCGAGGACTATTTTATTTTTAAGGAGGTGTTCACTGAGGGCCTTGTTCTCTTCAAAATAAATGCCTTCATCAATTTCCAAAAGTGCCTTGATAATGGTTCCGTCACT